ATGCAAGTATTGAGGGTGGTAGCACCGTTATCTCTAATAGGCGTAGACGGTGGAAATGTAAACGATGCACAGAATTTTTAAAAAATAGGAGAAAGTAATTATGATATTTCCCATAGAAAACGTAACAGCATTGATAGAATATTTTGATAGAAAGTATCCTGGAGCTGCGATAAATGGTGTACGTCAAAAGGATACACCTGTTGGTAAACTTATGGATATAGTTTGTAAGGAGTTAAATGGTGACCATTGCGAAGAGCTTTCGAGAGCAAGGGCTAAAAGTTATGACCCTAATACTTTCGTAGAGGTATGGAATAATAAATCAGAAACGTGTTTGGGTGTAATGTTGAAAAGACCTACGACTGATAGCGATTTAGAGAATATGTGGCATGCGATACATAATGTTATGCCTGATGGCTACGACCAAAAGTTAGTCGATACTGAAGAAGACAAAGAAGATAATTGTTACGTTTATACTTTAAAAGTTAAAGTTCCTCATAGGCATTACCATGAAAATTATAAGGATGTAGATTATTGGGGGGATGATCAGTTTGATCGTGAAATGACAAAAGGGAAATGGACTGATGATTGATGGGGGAAAATAATGGATCTGTTAACGATAGACTTTGAGACTTATTATGACAAAAAATATTCTTTAGCTAAGATAACAACTGAAGAATATATAAGATCAGATAAGTTTGAAATTATTGGTTTTGCAATCAAAAGAAATGATGAGCCTACCGTATGGTATACAGGCACATTGAACGAATTGCGATCAGCGATTGATCGATATGATTGGAAAAACTCAGGGTGCTTAGCACATAACACCATGTTTGATTCTTTTATCCTGACTGAGATTTTTGGTAAACACGCTAAAATGTGGTTTGATACGTTGAGTATGGGTCAAGCGTTGATAGGATCATTTCATTCAGTATCATTAGCCAATATGTCAAAGTATTATGAGATAGGTGAAAAAGGTACAGAAGTTGAAAATGCTCTTGGCAAACGTTTAAGTGACTTTAGTGAAGAAGAGTTAGGAAGATATGCGAAATATTGTGTTAATGACGTTGATCTAACCTATCAATTATTTAAAAAGATAGCAGTTAATTTTCCAAAATCTGAATTAAAGCTTATTGATATTACGCTTAGAATGTTTAACGATCCTATACTTGAGATTGATGTAGATTTATTAGAGGGTGAGTTGGAATCAATAAAAGATGAAAAACTTAAAAAACTAAAAGATGCAAATATAGATGAGAAAATTTTAGCAAGTAATAAACAATTTGCTGAATATCTAGAATCAAAAGGTATTGAAGTCCCTACAAAGATTAGTCCCACCACAGGTAAAGAAACATTTGCTTTAGCTAAAGCTGATGAAGGATTTAAAAAACTTTTAGAACATGGAACTGAAGAGATACGTTTAGTTGCAGAAGCTAGAAAAAATATTAAAAGTCGAATCAATGAAACAAGGATTGAGAGGTTTTTAAAAATATCTGACCGTGGGGCGTTACCCATTCCACTCAGATACTACGCAGCTCATACTGGGCGTTGGGGTGGTACGGATAAAATTAATTTACAGAACTTACCAAAAGGTGCGATACGAAAAGGTATTATTGTGCCATCAGGATATACGTTAATTGATTCAGATTCTTCACAAATTGAGGCTAGGGTTTTGGCGTGGTTTGCAGGTCAAACTGATGTAGTCGAACAATTCAGAAATAAAGAAGATGTTTACAAAATTATGGCTAGTAAGATATATAAGAAGCCAGTAGAAGAGATTACGCCTGATGAAAGATTTATTGGTAAAACTTGTATTTTAGGTTGTGGTTATCAGATGAGTTATAAAGCATTTCAATCAACAATCAAAAGAGCCAACGTAACAATGAGTGAAGATGAATGTAAAGATATTGTCCAAGCTTATAGAACAAATGCTAACAGGATCGCAGATTTGTGGAGACAGGGTGATCGACTACTTAAAAATTTATCAAGAGACACTAATAAAGCATATAGTGAGTACGGCAGAAGAGGTGTCGTTAAAGCAGATATTGATAGTTTAATTTTGCCAAATAACATGCGTATCCATTATAAAAATCTTCACACTATTTTAGAAGAGAGTGAGTGGCTAGATGATGATGGGAATCCTACTGTTAAAAGACAGGTGGTATATGTTGGTAGGGGCGATAAGATCAAATATATTTATGGGGGTAAGTTGACTGAGAATGTGGTACAGGCACTTGCTAGAATTATAATTGGAGAACAGATGCTGTTGATCGCAAAGAAGTATCAAGTTGTTTTAACTGTGCATGATGCAGTAGCTTGTATTGTTCCTATTGAAGAGAAAGACGAAGCAATGAAATATGTTGAAGAATGTATGAATTACACGCCTGATTGGGCTGAGGGTTTACCTTTGACTTGTGAGTTAGGAAATGGAAACAGTTATGGGGGTATATTAAAATGACTTGGAAAACAACTGGAGATAAGGAGATGAATACAAATGACACTAAGAAGAATGTACAGGAAGACATGGTTAATCACCCTCCGCACTACAAGGTGGGTGGTATCGAGACCCTTGATTTTATTAGGGCTAAACTTAATTCTGATGGGTATGTTGGCTATTGTGTTGGGAATGTTTTAAAGTATCTATCAAGAGCAGGCCACAAAGACAAAAAGAAAGTGCAAGAAGATTTGAAGAAGGCTGAGTTTTATTTAAAAGAAGCTATTTTAATAGGAGAGAAAGATGAAAAGTGAAACATTATTAAAAGTACTTATGAAACAATTAGAAGATCATAAAGAAGACATAATTAAAGAGTACGGAGAAGAAGGGTACAATCGAATGTGTGAAGGTATACCAAAGGAGATACCAACTCTTATGGAACATTTTAGAACAAGGGATATAAGCAACTTTGATCCTGTAAGAGATAGACCACCAGGAATGGAAAAAAATAAAAAGGCTATGAAGTTTTTGAATGATATAGAAAGAGCGATAGCAAATGAATGATAGGATAAAAGTATTGCCTACTATAAAAAGCTCACAAGAAAATTATAGAGATGGTCTTAATAATTTAAGTGCAGAAATGAAACAAGTTATTGATGGTGGGAACTTTACAAAAGGATTTACTTTAGTTTTTGGCGAAGAAGGTAAAGACTTAGATGAAGGATCTATGGAGATTGGTATAACCTCAAACGTTAGTAGAACTGAGCTACTTGGGCTACTAGATGTAGTAAAACACTATCTTTTAAATGGTAATTAACTGAGAAATGTGTATAATATAGACATGAGTAACGCTTGGTCTTATTCCAGTTTATCATTGTTTCAGCAATGTCCTAAGAAGTATTATCATTTAAAAGTGAAGAAAGATATTGTTGAAAAACAAACACATGCGTTGATCTACGGCAATGAAGTACACAAAGTTGCTGAAGAGTTTGTAAAGGAAGATAAACCCATCCCTGAGAAGTATGAAGATATCTGTAAGCCTGTTTATAGGGTAAAAGATATGAAAGGTGAGAAGCATTGCGAACTTCGATTGGGTATGACCAAAGAGTTAAAACCTTGCAAATTCTTCGATGATGACGTGTGGTGGAGAGGGGTTATTGATCTCTTGATTGTCAACGGAGATAAAGGTAAGATTATAGATTACAAGACTGGGAAAAACAGTAAATATGCTGACATCAAACAGTTAGACTTATTTACCGTAGCAGCTTTTACTCACTTTCCTGATCTTACTGAAATAAAGGCAGGCCTGCTTTTTTAGTGACCAACGACTTTATCACAAAATCTTATAATAAAGGGGACGTTATAGGAATAATGTCTAATTTTTATAAGGAAGTAGATATCATGGATACATGTTTTAAAGAAGACGTATGGAACGCTAAACCTAATTTTACATGTTATAAATATTGTCCAGTCCTACATTGCCCACATAATGGAAAGAGATAATTATGGCTACTAAAAAACGTGACTATAAAAAAGAATATCAACAACAAAAGAAAAGAATCGCAAGAGATAAATGTGTACATGATGCAAGAATGGAAAGACAACGTGCTAGACGTGCAATGGATAAAAAAGGTGTTAACAGAAGTGGTTTTGATATCGCTCATAATAAACCATTAAGTTCAGGAGGATCGTGACTGGGAAAC